GCCCACGATCCAATCATACAGAACACTATATGCTTTATGACGGCAAGCACAATGGGCTTGTTGACGAAGAAACATTCAAGGATGCATCATCACGCTTTTACAGTGACAAGACCAAAGCAAACTTCAAGTTGCAAAATCCGCTTGCCGGACTTCTTTTTTGCAAAAACTGCAAGAAAGCCATTGTTTATCAGCCTTACAAGAAAAGACCTGTGGCGCCACGTTACCTTCACGGCCAGTCACAACTGTGCAAGGTGAAATCCGTTGTTGCCGAAGATGTTCTGAATGCCGTTATCCACGCCTTGAAAACATATCTTGAAGATTTTGAAATGAAAGTGGACAACTTGCCAGACGTTGACGAAAACACAATTGTTTCACAGATGGAAGCCATGCAAGCGGAAATCAGGAAGATTGAAAAGAAACTCGCCAAACTGTTTGATGCATGGGAAGACGGCACCATTTCCGACAATGAATTTGTCAGCCGTAAAGCTGTCAACAATAACAAGATCGAATCTATCAAGCAACAAATAACCGAACTTGAAGATTCTATTCCAGAAAAAGAAGACTATCAAGAAAGAATTATCATGCTTTCTGATGCCATCGATGCATTGGAAAATCAGAACCTTGATGCCGAAGTGAAAAACCACTTTCTGAAGGCTATCATTGACAGAATCGAATTCAGCCGTGAAAACACCGAAGAATTTATTCTTGACTTTGAATTCAAGATTTAATCTTCATCTTCTATTTCAAGCATTATCGGACAATGATCCGAACCAAAAATATCTGTATGAATCTTTGATTCTTTTATTCTATCTTTTGCAAATTCAGACATAAGAAAATAATCTATGCGCCACCCTGCGTTCCTCGCTCTTGCATTGGCTCTGTATGACCACCAGGAATATTCACGCTTATCAGGATATAAGTGTCTGTATGTGTCAACAAATCCTGCATCAAGAAGCTGTTGGAACTTCTCACGCTCTTGATCTGTGAAGCCCGGATTGTGCCTGTTGGCTTCTGGATTCTTTAAGTCAAGGGCAGTGGCCGCAACATTTAAGTCACCACAAATTATGATGGGCTTTTTCTTTGGTGTCGATATACATGATGGATGGGCATCTTTTATAGCACCACCATGATATATATCCATCTGAAAAAGCCCCTTTCGAAAGGATGTATATTAATGAGAATAGTATGGAAAGACAGCGGAACACCAAGAGGATATAAGCCTGTGAAGTATAGAAAGCACATGATATATGGATCACCTAAAGGATGGACAACCACCATCCCAGGTGATGACAATGTTTATAAAACACATTACTGCGCTTTAAACGCCATCGACAAAGCCCTTGGCGGTTCTGGCCAAATGGGATGTGCAAAGCGCCGGAATTACGGCATCACGATTATCGGGAAAAAAGATGAAACAGCATAACTGATTCCGATAGCATTATAATAGCAAAACAAAGAAAAGGGAAGACTGAATAGTTTTCCCTTTTTTCTATGGTTGAAATGTTCTGGAAATTGATGTATTATGCAACCATAATTTATGGGAAGGTGAAACAATGGGATTGTTCGGATTGCGCAAAAAGCATCAAAAGGCACAGCAGCAAAACGAAAACGCAGACATCTTCAGTGCTTCGGGAATGATTGGCTATATTAAAGCAAATTTAAAAAACCCAACAGATGAAAACGTGTTAAAAGCAATGTCGGCAATTGCTGAACCCGATGCAGATCAAGAACACCTGACTTCCGATGGTAAATTGCCTTGGGGATGGCTTACCCAAAACACGCCCATTTGCGAACCTTACGAAAAGCAGATCGTTGCCACTGCTGTGGCGTTGAAACAGATGCCGCCCACACAGAAAATCGCTCAGTTGAAAAAGCTCATTTATTTATATTACGAATACAAGAATTTCTGTTATAGCAAAAACGAATGCTTTGTAAAGTATTTTGCCGACAGATGGGAACATTGCTACAATTCCAGATGTGAAGATTTTGAGTATATCGCACCATATCAAGCTGAATTGAAAGACCTTGAATCACGTTACGAAGAATTACTTCAGCAAGAACAAAGAGCCAAAGACATCAAGCGCAGCATCCTTCCGCATTTGCGAACCGACTTGATCCGAATGATACAAGCTGAACCTGGAATTCTCCAAGTCACCATTTGCAAGCATTATCCGGCAGATATGAAACCATACATAACTGATGAACTATATAAAATGGAACAGGAAGGCTTAATCATCAAAGCAAAAGAGGGACGTTTAAACAAGTTCTTCTTGAAATAAACAAAAAGAAGGCCAGGGATTGTTCCCTGGCCTTTTCTCTTTACTTATGAAATTGTTCTAAGTCATCAATTCGATGGTTTGCAACAGTGATCCGTTCTTCATCCACATCAAGCTTCCGTTCCACTTCATACAAGCGAGCAACAGCGTTATTGTGAAGTTCCACTTTGTGTGTTAACTGATCGAGCTTATATTCAATCAAAGTGATGGTTGTGTCATGCTTCTTTTCCGCTGCTTTACTCTGAACCACGTTGTTGATCATACAAACGATGATAGCAACAACGCCTGTGATAATGGCTTCTATCATTCTTTTCTCCCCCTGGTTATTGTGCTTTATACTCCTATGACATAACGCATAACAAAAGCAGAATTATCATAAGTAATGCCGTTTGCTGTTCCTGCCGCATTATTATCTGCATGCCCTGTGATGTGCGTATTGTTGATATAAAGATATTTTGTGGAAACAAGCGCAAACTTGTTGGCAGCCATGAAGAATGTGTGACCGAATCCGTTTTTTTGCAACACAAAAGCTTTCGGAATAAAGAACTGATGAAAGTTTGTGTCTTGCGCTGCGCCGTTTGCATATCGGCTGAACGAAAGAACAATTCCGTTTGGCTGACTTAATATCGGTTCTGACAGTTCTTCTTTGTGTTCCGCTGTCATGTATTTTCCACCTGTCCATAAGATTCTGCCTGTGCCGGAACTTCCTTTGAATACGCAAATCCATTCTTGCCACTTGTTGCTATAATACAGCCTGTCCCATATTTCCCTATAAGCCACAGAACACCTTGTCAACACTTGCCTGACCTGCCCTGCTTCGCCTTCCTTGACAACTTCAACACTTCCAGATGCACTTCCAGTCAACGGACTGTTCAACAGTGTTGTGGATGTTGTGTTTCTGAAAATAAAATAACCTGGTTCTTTCAAAGTGTCCAAGTCTGTTCCTGCTTGTATTTCCACAGGGCTTGTGATCAGATGGCCAAGTGTTGATTTGATAGGCAAAGCAAATTCCACGCCTTCTGTCAACTCAGACACTTTGCCAAAGGCAACGCCCTTGCCGGAAGTATTGAAATCCAACAACGTGAAAGCTGTCGGAATTTCAAACATGCTTCTGACTGTGGTGAAACTGTCCGTTACAGAAAGCCTGATATCATAACTGTTATCAACAGACATGAAGCCTGAAGCGCTGATGATTGTGTCATTCAATGCATAAACGCTTCCGCTTGTCAAGACCGTCCATGTTGTGGCTGTCTTCAGCTTATATTCCACCATATAGGATGCCGTGTTCTTCGCATTGACAGAAGCAACACGGAAGTTCAGCGCTGCTTTCAAATATGTGCCTTCATAGTTTTCAGTGCCGTCTGCAAGGCATCTAAATCCCTGAAAGCTTGTGATTGTTGGTGCAGTATAAGCAACCACCGTCCATTGCTTTGTGGTGGTTGCAGTTCGTCCACGGCTGTCAGTGACAGTGATCGTTGCCGTCATCAACCCACTGCCTGATATAACAGAAGCTGTTGGCGCTGCTCCTGAATAACTCTTGCCTTCAAACACGGTTTTATATGTTTTGATGGTAGAACTGTAAGCCCCTGCCGCCGTGATGCTGAACTTTGGCTTGGATTTAGTTTGAACCATGTTTCCAAACGTGCTTTGATATGTGGTGGTATCGTTTACGGCAATGCTTGATATTGTTGGCACCACACTTGTTGGAACTGTCACTGTGAAGTTCTTTGATACGGCAGAACCAATCTTTGTGCTGCCGGAATACGTTGTCACAGTGACCTTTGCAGTGCCTGATGTGGCGTTTGGAATTGCATTCAGCCATGATTGTGGTATTGCATAGCTTGTTGATGTCCCAACGTCTGTGGTTGTTTTTGAATAGCTCCCAAAGCTGAAAACAACTGTATGTGTGAAACTGCTTGCCGCTCTGGTGATGTTTACTGTGACAGCGTTTGTGCCATTCACGCTGACAGAAGAAGTCACACTGCTGATCGTTGATGCCCTGGCAATGGTATTGAAAACGCCACTGCCGGAAGCAGTGACGTTGCCATAATAGGTGCCAGAAAGTGTGACGTTGATTCCGCATGTCGCAGAAAAGGAACATGTCTTTGTTCCGTTTGCACCATGTGTCACATTAACAGTTTTTGTGTATAGCGTTTTTGTTTGATTGCCAGACAGTGAAGCAGTGAAGTTGAACGTGTATTTTGTGCCGTTGATCGTCAAGCTTCCAGATTTGCTTGCACTGGAATTGATTGTATAAGAAGCACCAGTGGACACAAGCTGCACTTTGGCCGTCACACTGGATGTGTTATTTGCCACAGACTGTGAATTCACCGTCCATGCGATCTGAAGCCTATATCCTGTTCTGATAGCTTCTTGAATTGTTCCCGATGTTGCCACTTTTCTGACCCCCTTTCAAGGTCAGAAATGCCTATCATTCCATTAATTTGAGCGTTTAAAGCTCAAGTTCCCATTCGCTCTTGGCATGAATGCGAAGTTGCCAAGTTGCAAACTGTGCAGAATTTCCGCATCTGTGACATAAAGCTTTCTGTTGCTGAAATACGCCACTTCAGCGCCGTCTTGCATGAAGCTGATTCTGTCATTGGCAATCTGCAATTCAAGTTCATTGCCCACTTCACCAAGAAGGATTTGGCCGTCAACAAAACGGATATATTTTCGGATTTCTTCAAACTCTGCATCAGCCCCTGTTGCCACAGCTTCAATGTCTGCGCTGAACTGATTGAACTGAATTTCAAAGCTGTTCTTGGTCTGCTCAATTGCTGTGCTGACAGATGACACAAGCGCATCTGTATCTTCTTTCAGATAGTAATTTTCGGCCACAACAGATTGAATATTTTGTTCCGCAACCTGGATGGAAGCCAACAGGTTCTGTTCCACGTTGTAGACCGTTTCCGAAGCCGCCTGTGCGTTTTTCTCAACCGTCTGAAGAATCATGTCCTGTGTGTCTGAAACGCTTTTGACAGCCGTTGTGAAGGCCACAGAAGTCTTTCCAAGTGTCAGCTTATTTGCACCAGGTTCAAACAGATTGATTGACAGTTTGCTGACCAAAAACAACTGGTTCAAACCATGTGGCGAAGATGTCACCCTGGCCTGTGTGCCAAGGTGAAATGAAGTGAAATCCTTATTGACCGTTGCCAGATCAGCCGCTGTCAGTTCAATGCTTTCCCACTGGTTGACAGAATCGGAAAGTTGTGCTTGTCCCTTCAGTTTCAGTTCTGCGGCATCTGCAATTTCATCAAAAATGACCGATTTGACAATAACGCCAAATTGTGATATGGCACCTTCGTCTTGAATGAAATCAGCACCGCCATTGACGGATTCGATTGTCAGCCTTTTGTTGGTGTCTTTTCCTTCTTCGTCTTTGAGTTTTGCGCCCAATGGGACAATGACCGTTGCAATGTCTTCACCTTTGCGAATTCGCTTCAGATCAAGAAGATTCTTGCCGAATTCAACAGTCTGTGGTGCAAGTAGATTGATTTGCGAAAGATAATCCACATAGGCAACACCATCTTCAAACCTGGTTGAAAAATAGCCACCAAGGGCATCCAGAAGCGCTTTGTCAATCGTTTCTTTT